ACAGATTTAGAAGATGCATTTAAAAGTGTAGCCGCTTTTAGTGAAATTGATTTAGATCAACTTTCGGAAGTATATCCTATTTTTAATCAAATAAAAACTAATTTAGATTTTTTAAAAGATAAATTAGAATTTAATAATGCCAAAGAAGGAGCATTAGCAATGGGTAGAAAGTTTTTAAAAGATAAATTAAATCGAAAACCAGGTGATGGTAATCATTTAGTAAATATTATGAAAAATGGTAGTATGAAATTCTTTTTAGTAGAGTTTTCTGTAATAGATAGTGATGATAATATATTAGAAAATATGGGTTCTTCACAAAGCGCTATGGGTCTTAATTTTACAAAAACATTTGGTTAAAAACTTGGCTTATACTAATATTTTCTATACCCTACCACTGTAGGGGTTTAAAAATCGAAACGCGAACCGGTTATGGATCAATATAATCCTAAAAATATAGATAAAGCCTTAAAAAGAATGGAAAAATCCGACACCCTAAAAGAGATAAACCGTTCTGAAACTAATATTATATCATTTTTTAATGATATAGAAGAAGAAAATCAGTTAGAAAAACAAAAAACAGCTGCGGATTTAAAAAAAGAGGAATATTTAAATAAAGTAAATTCTCTTAAAAAATTAGTAGAAAATATAGGTACTAAAGAAGAAATACGTCGTATTATTGCTATAGGTGCCCTAATAGAAACTACTAATTTTCTTAATTTAAAACCAGATCGTAAAAAGATATTAAAAGAAAACATGATTTGGTGTAATAAAATATATAAACAATACATAAATGAAAATTAGAAATCTAGAAGACTATTATCCTAAAAAAGAAAAAATGAAACGTACTAAATTTAGTAAAAAAGATTTGGATTCTTTAAAAAAACTTCGTACGTTTAAAATAAATAAAAAATAAAATTATGCAATACGCAAGACAAGTACAAGATGCAATGGAAAGATTAAATCAATCCTTAGCACGACTACGTACAATGATTAAAAGAGGAGATAATTTGGAAGCTATTCGTTTTATGGAAGAAGGAGATTTAAGGGAGTGTTATGAAGAACTTCAAAATATAATTAATATCTCACAAACGGGTAATTATGGTGCCAGAGGAGTTCAAAATACACGTCCTCTTTAATAAAAAATAAGTTATGTTAACAGCAGAAAAAATTCAATCTAATTGGGATCGTTACATTAATGAAATTAATGTAAATATATCCAAAGATAGAGCAAATATAGTAGTTCCATTTTTACAAAAATATAAAGAAAGAATAATGATGATGCCTGCAGCGGCTAAAAATTGGCACCATTCAGCATTCGCTGGTGGTTACGTAGACCATGTTTTACGTGTATATGATTGTGCAAATGAATTATATAAAACGTGGAAAAAAATGGGGGGTGATATATCCACATATACCGTTGAAGAAATGCATTTCGTTGCATTATTCCATGATTTAGGTAAAATGGGTCAACAAGAAGGTGAATATTATCAGCCAAATGATTCACAATGGCATATAGATAAATTAGGTCAAATATATAAATTTAACACTAATATTCCAGCTATGAAAATACCAGAAAGATCTTTATTTTTACTTCAAGAAATTGGATGTAAAGTAAGTCAAAATGAATATATTGGTATTAAAATACATGATGGTTTATATGATGAATCTAATAAGTTTTATTTTATGTCAAGTATGAAAGAAACTAAATTAAGGTCTCATTTACCTTTATTAATGCATCAAGCTGATCATATGGCGGCTCAAATCGAATTTGAAATATGGAATAGTAATACAAATGCTATTCCTAAACAATCATATAAACCTAAAAATGCAAGTAAAAGTGATAAAACATTAAGAGCAGCTAAAAAAATAAACACAGATAATAACCCAAATTTATCAAAAGCAACTATAGATGTTATAGATTCATTTTTTAAAGATTAAATATGACAACACTTAATATTATATTAATAGTAACATTAACAATTATAATTACATCTTCATTTTTTATAATTAGAAATTTAGTAATTAAAAATGAACGTTTAGAAGATTTTATATCTAAACAAAGTGAAGCCATAGAAGCTTGTGATCAAAGATTAAAACAAATAGATGATAAAGGTGTATTTTATTCCGATGATCAAATAGGTTGGTTTTTTAAAGAAATACAAAAAATACAAGAAGCACTTAATGAATTTACATTAAAATAAAATAAATGTCAAATGATAAAACTAAAGAACCGGCTACAACCGGTTCTTCTACTCCGGAACCCAAAATTAAAAAGAAAAGGGGAAGAAAACCTTCTAAAAAACAATATTTTACTGCCGATGTAGATGCTGCTATAAAAGAATATTTAGCATCATCTAATCAAGACGAAAGAAATGAAATATATCGTACTCGTATAGCATATGCCTTTTATAAATTAGCTGAAAATTTAATTCATACATTTAAATTTTATTATACAGAAGTTGAATCTTTAGAAGATTTAAAACATGAAGTTTGTTGTTTCTTCTTAGAAAAATTAGATTATTTTAAACCCGAAAAAGGTTCTAAAGCATTTTCATATTTTAGTATAGTAGGTAAAAATTATCTTATACTATACAATAATAACAATTATAAAAAGAAAAAATTAAAAGCGGATCCATTAGCAGCGGATGAGGATGAAGGAGTATTACGTCAGCTAGGTAGAGATGAACGCAAACAAGATATAAAAGATTTTATAGATTATTTCACTGGATATGTAGATAAACACATGTTTACATTATTTAAAAAAGAACACGATAGAAAAGTATGTGATGCTGTAAATATATTATTTAAAAGAAGAGAAAATTTAGAAATATTTAATAAAAAGGCACTTTATATTTATATAAGAGAAATGACTGGAGTAGATACTCCTGTAATTACTAAAGTAACTAAAGTATTAAAAAAGTTATATAGAAAATTATATACTGAATACGCAGAAACAGGTCACGTAAGAATCTAGTTTTTCCATATTTATAATAAAATAGTATGGATCCATTAAACCAAATATTATTTGATGATAAATCTTTTAGTGATTTATTAAAGGAAATTCATGGTAATCAAAAGAAAAAAGCTAAACAATTAGCTCAACTTATATCTGAATTAAAACCTTTAGTACAAACATTAGGTGATGCCACTGTAGTAGTTCCATTAATAAAAGAATATATGGAAATAAGTGTAAAAAATGATGATCAATTAATTAAAATGGCAGCTATAGTACAACGTTTATCTACAGGTACAGCAAATTCTGGGGATAGTGGATTATTAACGGAAGAAGAAATGGCACAACTTCAGGAGCTAACTGAAGAAATAGCTAAAACTGTTGAGGAACCTAAACAAATAGAAGCACCTATTCAAAATGGCAATAGTAAATAGATCATCTAATACTAATAATAGATTTAAAAGAATTTCTAAAAATAATTTAGTACCTGTAAGAGTACTAGATATAATTTTAGATGAAAATCATCCTAAATTTACTGAATATGGGGAATATGATTCTATAGGGACTATAATTTACTCTGAAATAGATAAAAATATAACTAAAGAATATATAGAAAACCCTAATGTAGCAAGACCTTTATTTTCATATTTAAAATATTATCCCTTAATAAATGAAGTAGTTTTAATACTAAATACTACAGATAAAACAATATATAATACAGGTATTAATACAACATATTATTTACCTAATATAAACATATGGAATCACCCACACCATAATGCTTTACCTAATATAAATGATTTAAAAGTAGATGAATCAGAAGAAGAAAGTAATTATGAAGAAACAGAATCGGGTATAATTAGAAGACCTAAGGATGGAGGAACTAATATAGAATTAGGAAAATATTTTAATGAACAGGATAAATTAAAACCTTTATTACCTTTTGAAGGTGATACAATTATAGAAGGTAGATTTGGAAATTCAATTAGATTTGGTTCAACTACTAATAGGGATATTAATAATTGGAGTACTTCGGATCCTGAATTTATAGGAAGTCCTATAACAATTATTAGAAATGGTCAAACTAGAAATGTAGATAGTGAAAGTTGGAAACATATAGTAGAAGACATAAATACAGATAATTCCAGCATATATTTAACTTCAAACCAATCTATATCTAATTTTATAACAGCTGGAATTCCTACATTAGATGATTTTACTATATCATGGCCTAGTTTTGGAAAACCAGAACCAGAAACTACTAGAGAAGTAGAAGTAGAAGAATCTAATATAGAAGATTTATCTGAAGAAGAAATACAAGAAATAGTACAGGGAGAGGAAGAAATATCTGATTTAACAGAAGAAGTAGGAGATATTATTATAATAGAACAACTTCCCGAAAGTGAAGAAGAAGAAAATAATAGTGAAATATCCAAATATATTAATAGTGTATTTGGCCCCTACAATAAATTAGAATTATTATCAGGTGATGGTAAATTATATGAAACTAAAAACACGGATGAACTTATACAACAGGAAGATGGAGATTTTAGAAAAGTATATTACCCATCTAAAACTACTAATTCACCTACTACCGAAATAACAGCTAAAAAGTTTATAGAAGTAATGAGTTATTATAAAATAAAACCATCTCCGGGTATTTCAGCTTTTTCTACAGGTGCATCAAAAACACCTATAAATGCTAATTTGGCTAATGGATTTTTTAGAGCTCATTTTTTACCTTCAGCTAATAGTATTCATATCCCTTCTTATGAAGGATATATGAACTTATATAAAGATGCTATAGTTAATGAATTTGTAACAGAGGAAGAATTAGATTTAGGAATTAGAACACAAATATTAGATAATGTTTGGGCACAAACAGCTCATGCAGCTGATATAGATATAAATGGTGTAGGAGGATATTTAAAAGAAGATGTTGGAGGAGAAAGAGGAGATTGGTTTCAAAATTTATTTACTGGTGATGTAAGAAGAAAAGATAAAAATGACCCAGAACCCGTATTTATTCCTGAAAGTTATGCTAATTTAAATCCTAATGAAAAATCTTTTATAATAAAAATTCTTGATCAACCAGTAACACCAAATGATGGAAGTGTAACAACATCTGATGGTAATATTAATGTAAGATTAGAATTTAAAAATATACCTGAAGATAATCAAGATAATTATTATATGGTTAAAATGTCTAGAGTTATGGGAGAAGATGTAGGTCCTAATAGAGTATTTAAGTCTAATAATTATTTAAATCCTGAAAACATAAGAATAATAAAAACATTTGCGGAACAATCTTTAGAAAAAAATTACAATATAATAATTACTTTAAAATATACTGATCTAAGTTTAATAGAAAATGGAGCTTATGATAATACAGCACATTATGAAGGTAGAACAAGTCAAGTAGTAGAACCACAACTTGAATCTTTATGGTTGGAGGATTATAATGCTGATAATGAGTTATCTCAAAATGATAATATAGAAGTAAAATCTGAATCTTTACAAGAAGCAGAGCAAAAATATGCTGAATTAGCTTTATTAATAGGTAAGGATAATACACCAATTAAATATTATAATCAAGCTATAGGTGAATATTTATTTACTGATAAGGAAATTTCTTTTCCAGAAGAAGATATTATAGAAGGAGAAGGAAAAAGCATAAATGAAATAACTGCTTTAAAAAAAGCTAAAAATGATGCAGAACAAAAAGCCAGTCAAAGTGGTTTTAGAATAGGTGCATTAGTAAAAGCTATACCTAGTAGATTGGGTGATGAATATATTTATAGAGCAACTTATATTTTAATAAAACCAGAATAATGAGTTATATACCAGAACAACCAAATGTATACCAGGGAAAACAAGTAATAATTAATTCTAATAGATTATTATTTAATGCTAAAGATGATTCTATATTATTAATAGCTGATAAATCTATAGCTTTTAATACTAAAGGAACAATAAATTTTGATACTGGTACTAATATTGATAATAATAAATTTATAGTAAATTCTCCTAATATACATTTAGGACTAAAAATATCTGATAATTTTTCACCTCCAACAGAACCCGGTGTTTTAGGAGATAAATTAGAAGAAATATTAAATGAATTAATTGATTTTTTATATAGTGATCTTGTTATATTTTTAAGATCAGAATATAAATTAAGAATACCAGATGGAACTACACATGGTGTAACGGCATCAACTAAATTTAATAATCTAAGAAGAAAATTAGATTTAATAAGAAATAGTTTAAAAGATTTTAAAAGTAATATAGTAAAACTAACATAATGGCAGAATTTGAAGCAAATGAATTTAGACCTGATTTATCAGAATTATTAGGAGATGAAATAGCTACTATAGTAGAAGCTTTAAAAAAAGATCCTACTAATTTTTTACAAGCAACTCAAAATATGCTTCATGGAAAAGTTATAGCATATGGAGAGGAAGCTAAAATTAAAGCTAGAAAAGAAGTAGATAAAAAGAAGGAGGAAATATTAAAAAAATTACCTACAAAGGAGGAATTAATATCTAAATTCTCTTCTTTTGCCTGTAGTCCTCCAGCTCAAAAGGCAATGACTAGAGCATATAATAGTTTAAGAAATGTTATAGATAGAGCCAATAAAACTATTATTCCATTGCAACAAAAAATAGATTCATTAATTAATCAGGGAGAAAATATAAAAAATATAATTAGAAGTACTGGTGAAAAATTAAAACAAATAGCATCAATAATAGCTATATTGGGAGCTATAATTCTTATATTAAAAGCAGTACTTTTTGCTTTAGGATCCATTCCCCCACCTTTTACTGTTCCTGATGCTATTTTAAGACCATTATCTAATATAGTAGATAATGTAAGTGATATAGTAGGAGCTTTTGCAGCTATACTAATAGATTCATTACCTGAAACCTTAGCAGATTTAGGAAATTTAGTAATTAGAATAGGTCTTTCTATTATAGCTCTTAAAGGTATAATAGTTACTTTAATAGGTACTTTAGATTTTATACAAAAAGCTTTAGAAGCTTTGTATTTAAAATATCTAAATACTTGTAATTTAACCCCTCAAAATGATCCCGAGGATGCATATACTTATATAAATCAATCAGATGAAGATTTAAATAATTATTATAATGAAACTTTAAAAGCATTACAAGCAGATGGTAATCAGGAGGTAATAGAAAAAATATATAACGCTAATTTCCAACAAATAGGGTATAGTCGTTTTAAAATTTAAAATTTATTTATATTTATTAACAAACAATAATTAAAATTATGAAAGCAAAAACTTTTGAAAATCTAATTAGAAAAGTAGTTAGAGAAGAAATAGATTATGCGTTACGTAGAGAAATCAAATCACTTAAAGAAGAT